GATTTGATGAAATGGGTAGACAAGTTGGTGAGGATTTTACAAAAGGATTAGCAGAAACTTTAGATGGTCAGTTAGCTCATGTAACTAAAGAAGGGATACAAAATGGTATTAGTCAAGGTATAGATAATGTAAAAAATTTTATTATAGAAAAAGCTAAAGCATTTGGATTTGAAATACCAGCTAGTATTTCAGATGCAATAAAAAAAGGATCTGAAAACATTACTGTAGCAGGTGAAGATATGGGTAACAAAACTACTGAGGTAGTAGAAAAAGTTTCAGAAGATTTTGGTGAAAAATATTCTGGGGTTTTAGAGGGTGCTATAGGAGGATTTTTTGAAAGCATAGGAACAGCTATTGGTGAGGGCAAAAGCGTGTTTGCTAGTTTTACAAAGATGGTTGTAAGTTTCTTAGGAGATCTTGGTAAAATGTTTATCCAATTTGGAGTTGCTCAATTAGCATTTGTTGAAGCATTAAAAAAAGTATCTGGTCCTGCTGCTATAGCTTTAATTGCTGCTGGGGTTGCATTGGTAGCAATATCATCCTCATTAAAAAAGAGTATGGCTGGAGCTGCAGAAGGAGGTCTACAAGTTCCTGCAATGGCAGAGGGTGGCGTGGTTTTAGGACCTACTCTCGCATTGATAGGTGAGGCAGGTCCAGAAGCTGTAGTGCCTTTAGATCGCTTAGGAGGCATGGGAGCAACTAAAGGTGAGTTTGTATTACGAGGACAGGATCTTATACTAGCATTAGATAGAGCTGGTAATTTCAAGAATAGAATATTATCATAATGGCATACGGAGATAAATATGTAATACCTTTTAAAGACGTAGATCTACATCAATGGCGTTTATCAATAGCAAAAGAAAATTATTCTGGTACAGTATATGATAATATTATTTTAGGGGATAATCCAATAAATATAGAGTGGCAATCTAATGACGATTTTTTTAATCCTATAATAGGATCAAGTTGTAAGATTGAGCTTTATGTAGAATCCGAATATGGATCTAGTGAGTGGCAAGATGAAAATGTAGGTAACTGGGAGGATCAAACATTTTACACTTGGGATGCAGATGCTATATCTTTTATGCAGCCAGATCATGATAGACAATGGAGGATAACTGTAGAATATAGAACTGGTGGTACTGAGGCATCTCCTACCTATTCAACTTACTGGAGAGGATTTGTTGTACAAGATGAGTACCAAAGACCATTTAAAGTATTTCCTTATAAGATTTCTTTTTATGCTTCTGATTTAATAGGTACTATAAATGGTTATAATTATGGTGGTAGTACAGAGCAGCCTAATGCTTTTGAAGCTATGAGAGAATGTTTAAAAAATATTAACATACAAGATAACGAGGGTACGTCTGGAAATTCTTTAGATTTTGGATATAAGTTTCTAACTAGAATAACACCAAAAAATTCTACCGATTATACTAATCCCTATACAGAATCTTTTATTATGAGTAAAGATGCTATGAAAGATGAGAATGGTAATGCTGTAGATTGTAAGACAATATTAGAATCATTGTTGATGATGTTTAACTGTAGGATCTTTCAGCACAACGGACAATGGACTATTGTATCTTTAGATGCTTTGTCATTGTCTACATTTAGTGGCACAGGTAAAAACTTTATTACCTACGATAAAAATGGTGCTAATCAAAGTACATATTCTATTACTGATCCTGTACAAAATATAAATAGTACAGGTGATCCAGATACTATAATGCCTATGAATAATGATCTTATGAAGATTATTAAAAGACCATGTGTAAGGCACAGATCAAATATAAGAGTAAAAGATCTGTATAGAAATGAATTTAATAATGGCACTTTTGAATTTGTTGCAGCTCAAGGTACTGGTGGCGTTCCTACATGGGGATTCAAACCAGATAACTGGACTGTAACTGATTATAGCGTTACATACTGTGTAAGCTCTAGTAGTGTAGACACATCACAAAATCCTGTTATTGTGTATGGTATATCTCCTTATAGTGGTGTTTATTCTTTATTAAATATAGGTAGTGTATCAAGTACACCAGCATCTCCTATAGCTACTAATAATACAGGTAATAGCGACTCTCCTAATGGTACGCCAATGAAGTTTAGTTTTGCAGTTTATGCTAATGCTCCAGATAGATCTGGGCTTTTAGCTTACAGTATAAGATGGAGATTAAAAGTAGGTGGATTTTACTGGGATGTTAATAATGATAGGTGGACTACAAATAGTACAATTAATACAACATTAGGTGCAATACAAGAAGAGTGGGTAGTATATGAATTTAATTTAACACAGCCTTCGTCTGGAACTATAACAATAGATTGGTATAAACCTCATGAGGCTGTACATAATGATGCTAATTTTAGATTGTATTATGATGATGTTAAATTCACAGTAGATGATGAAAAAGAATTTCATTCTACAAAAGTAGAAATAAACAAAGCAACTCTTAAAAATAATAGTGGGGTGTTGCCTGCTATGGACATTAGATTTGGACAGTTAGGTGATGATGCTTATGTAAATTGCTTAGTAGATTCAAATGGTGTAGCAATAAGTAAATACCAAGAATATGGAGCTAATGTAGATTTTAACTTAGAAGAGTTAATGGGAATGAAAAGATTAAATGATATGTCAGAGAATAATGACAGAGTACAGGGTACAGTAAGAAAGCTATCTGATAATGATGGATCTGGTAATTTAGATGAGACTGTAACGCCTATAGATCTTTTAACATTACCTAAGTTAAACTTTACTACTGTACAATCAATTAATAATAGATTAGCTATAGATGGTCTTTCTTTTGATGTTAAAACAAATAGATATAAAATTATTACACATACACCTAGCCAAAGTAACTTGACCAGCTCAAGCGATTTAACAACTCTCAGAAACTTTTATAAATTTAAACCAGAAGATTAGATCTTATCTTCTAATTGTTTTAAAGATTTATCTTCATTCTTTAATAAGTCTTGAAAGTCTTTAATCTGTTTTTTATACTCATTTATAATCTCTCTCCTTTGTTCAAGATCGTGCATTGATCTGGAACAAGAATCAAGAAAGTTTTTTCTCAGATATTCGTATATACTCATGATACTATAATTAGCCCTAACCAAGTTAAACTAAACAATAAAGCTAAAAATAATATTTCAATAATTCCTTTTTTCATTTCTTTTTACATTTACAATGTTCACATACTCCGTTCTTACGAGTAACCACTCTGTAACATTTTATTCTGTTACAGAGGTTTACCTGTAGAAAGTAACTTACTAATCTCTTAATTATATTCTTCGTAATCTGCAACATAATCTTTTGCTTCATTATACACTTGCTCGCTAACTACATAAGTCATGTCTATAGGATCTTGTAACATCACTATATCTCCGTTCTCTGTAGTGTAATCTATCATTTCTATTTTTAAATTACGAAACTCATAGAATACATTAAAAGTAAATATGTCGTGCTTAAATTCCATTTTTATCTCCTATTAGTTCTTGTATCTCTTCTGCTAATTCTTTAATACTCTTTAAGGAAACTGCTACCTCACTATTCTTTACCTTATCTTCCCAGTTAGTATTAATCCATTCAGTACGTTTCTCTACACGCTTCTGGCGTGCTTTACGTCTTGCTTGCTGATAACTATTATTCATTGATTCTGTGTTTAGGTTTTTTAGTATAAAATCTTTTTTGATTTTTATGTTTATCATATAGTTTATTAAAAAACTCATAAACCATACTTTGATTTTTTAGATTTGAGGGTAGATGTATATCGTTTGATATATGTTTTATAACCTCAGTATTTAATTTACCATAATCATTATATATCTTTTTAAAACCTCTTATATAATACGCTGTCATTAAATTGCCTTTAGTATTGTTAGAATAATCAGCTATAATATTAAGACATTCAAAAATGTTTTTTGCTCTGACAGAATCTATATTAAACCTATTCAATTTATTAGCATCTGTTATTTTTCTTAATAAACCTTTAGGGTTTCCAGAAACATGTAGTAATTCTACTGCATTAGTTAATGATAACTTATTATAAGAAGTTGTGTTTGACACCATCCACTTTGCTAAATCATAAGTTTTTTTAAATGTTATATTTTCTGTGCCTATTGCTAAAACTTTTATAATATCCCAACTATTCATTAATTTAGAATGGTTGTTAAGTTCTAACATACTAAATAAATCAACATTATCTTCTATAACATATTTGACTGGTATATTTAATTCTCTACAAGCTAAATATCTATGTTGTCCGTCAAATACATAAAAATGTCCATTACGTTTAACTACTTTTATTGGTTGTAATAAACCACTACGCTCTATACTTTCTTTTATATTTTTAAGATTTGTTTCATCTATATCTCTGTTAAAATCCCATAAATGAAAAGTATAATTTTTTGTTATTTTATAATTATTCATAAAATTAAAATTTACATTAAACATGTAACAATACTATAAATAATTTTACAATTATCAAAATAATTATACTAAATATTTCTTTTTAAGTATTATTACTTGGTCATGAAACTTGGACCAATCGTCTGACTCTTCTTCACTATAGCACCATTCTATCTCTTTTTTAGCTAATCTTTCTATCGCTTTTAATAGGGCTAAACGTCTTTCATTATTATTTATCATGGTTTTATTATTTTATTAGCTATAAGCATCTCTAGAAGCTCATGAAAATCGTCCTTCTGCATAATCACATACTCACCATCATTTTTTCTTTTATGGTATATGACTTTATAATCTCCTTCTTCTGGCTGCATTTCTTTAAATAGCTTATGATAGGTAGGGCTGTTTTGGGTGTACTTAGCCTGTACGGCAAATGGTTTAGTATTTACCAGATCTATTTTCCGATCATCCATCATCTTACTGGCATACCTTGATGTCTCACAATGATGCCATCCTAAAGATCTATAGTCTTTCCTCAGATTCCTTTCGTAATCGTGTCCCTTCCTTCTGTTTGTGTTTGACATAAAATATACTTAATACACCTAACAATATAACAGCAATAATTTTAATTATCCTCTTTTTTACCATCTCTTTCTACAAACAGAGCATAGCCTAAATAACAATAGTTCATAATGTCAGCAAACCTAGAATGTATTGGTTCTGACTTTTTAAGGTTAGCATTATTTATGTGGCTAAATATGCTTTGTAGCTGTTTGTCAAAAAAAACACCGAAGCACTTTAATTCAGATATTCCTAGTCTTTCTGCTGTGTTACGAAAGTTTGTAAGAACGTCTGTATTTTCTAAAGTATATTCTGGTCTTTTTGCTTTTCTAATATCTTCTGCATAATTGTTAAGCTGCCTAACAAGTTTATCAAATTCTTTTTCTGTCATATTACCTTTTTTAATGTGTCAAATTTTATTGGATCTAATAATTTTATTTTTGCCAATAACAATAATTGTTTATTCTTTACGTCTTTAACTTCCTCATGAGTGCTGTCTATACCAAGAGTACATTCCAGATTTGCCATCTGTCTCATGAGACCATCTATTTTTTGTTTGACCTGTTTATTTGTATTATAAGAGCCAAACAGTTCTCTCTTTTCGTGTTTACTTAAATCATCTGATATTGTCATTGTATTGGTATTTCTATGCCTTTAACATCTTTTCTATCAATAAGAGTGATAACATCCTTATTGCCTTTCCTTGTTTTTAATTGATACAGAGGAAAAGTATTATTATATACTTTTTTTACTTTACTTTCAATTAATAAAACAAGATCTTTTCTCCATACGACCAGCCAATGATCTTTCTGTTTAAATGCTATGAAGTCTGCCTTACCATATAACCAGCCTTTGTATCCATAACAATTTAAAATTTCTACCCAGAGAAATTTATCATTGTGATCTCTACCTCTTTTTATTGACTTTCTATCCTTAACGTCTACAGTCATTTTTGTCTCTATCTCGTTTATAGTAAATGTTATTTTACCATCTATATGATCGTATTTATTTTCATTTAAAGTGGCTGGCTTGAAACCCAAAGAAGCTATATCCTTTTTCTCAATAGGATTGTATTTCTTCATAAGTGCATACGCTAACTTTTTATTCGCTTCTATCATAATATATAACTACCATCTTCATTTATATCTTCCCAGTAATAACCAGAAATAAGATTCTTTTCTTTATAATTTTTCCAATTATTAAATGCTTGCCTCCATGCCATCTTACCTTTTTCTATAAGATCATCTGACAAAGAATAAACAGCCACATCAAATGGATGTTGATTCTCAATAGCAATAAATTTGAATTGATTTTTAATATCATTATAGCCTAACATCTCTGCATAAAAACAGGCTTGCAGGTGGTAAGCGTACTTGTATACAGCAGATCTAAATGCTCTTGGAGAAGCATCTTGACAGGTTTTAATATCTAATATATATCTATCTTGTTTTATTCCGTCTGGTCTAATCTTCACATTAACTCCTTGATACTCACCATAATAGCTATACTCAGCTTCTGTGATGTTGCTGATTAAGTTCATAGCTAATTTATTAGACTTTATATTTTCTACTATTTTATCTAAACTCTCTTTGTCTTTATACGTTATTATAATCTTATCTGGATTTTCTCTTTCCAACTTTTCTTTTTTCTCTCTATGTGCTTTTAATCTAAGGTTTGTATCTTCTGGCAATACTAAAATTTCATCTAATTCTGGCTCTAATATATGGCTGTGTACGGCAGTACCAAAGTTCATAGATGGGCTACTGACAAATGGCTTTTGGTTTAGGAAATGAAATACTGATTTTTGATATATGGCTTTTAGACCAGATGCTGATATTGCATCATTGCCATCGTGATATTCTGAATTTGTATCTTTTGTTCTAATCATAATAAAAAAAGAAGCACCTTCATCTCCAAACACATTAAACCAAATAGAATCTGGTGCTTCAAAATTAAACTAACCTATAATTCATTGTATGAAAAAAACACTAAAACGGCAGCCCAGTATTACTAGATTGCGTTTCAGTCTTTTTCTCCATCTTAGAAGGATCGTTCCAAACGACCACAACATCCTTACCATACTGATCTTTCTGATCTTTCTTAGATATTCTAAGGCGTACAAATTTGTTACCTTTATAGTTCTCCACGACCTGTGGGTGGTTTCCTATTTTATCTAAGTTTAAGGTTACATTAAAAAACTCTCCATACTGTCCTTGAACAGATTTCCCACTTCCCAAATATATTGTTTCACTCATATTATTTATTTTAAAAGTTTACCATTATTATTACTAGGTGCTTCCTTACCATTGGCACACCAATATCCAAAACGACTAGCTACTGCTATTACATCGCTTGTAGATATATCTTCGCATTTACCACCAGACTTTAAAGTCCAGAAATCTAATGCTGCCTTTAAAGATGATTGTCTTATAATCTGATTTTGTGTATCATTCATAATCGTATAATTAAAGATGTTATAAATCCTATTTTAACCATCTTCTCTATCTCTGCGACTTTGAAGCTGCTAGGATCATTGAACTTGTTGTGTAATGTCATCGGAGTTACACCGAGTTTTTTCGCTAATTGCAACTTAGTCATACCAAGTTCTATTAGCCTCACTTGTAAATCTTGTTTTTTAAACATGACCAAAGCTAAGAAGAAATATCTTAAAAACAAAATATTTTTTGTTTATATAAAAATAATTATTATTATTGAGGTAAATTAGGTAGTAACAACGCCCTAATAGATCTATTAAATTAATCTATTTTTTTCTTTAGAAAAAAAATAGATTAATTAAATCTATAGATATATTATAACTATAGATATAATAATAATAAAATAATAAATTTTTTGACACCGACCAAATGAAAAACACAAAAAAAGAGAAAATAAGAAGAGAGGCTGAGGTCAGCCAGACTGTGTCGGATTTCTTAACTGAATTTGAAACCAGCGAAGAGACCTTTAGATTCGTAGACTTGTCGTCTAAGAGATCGGAGTACAATAGAAAGATTGATATGGCTTTTTATGATTTTGCTAAAAAGAGCATGGAGAAATTAGCCAAACTCGTTGTACTTATAAATGCCCATGAGATGTATCATCTGCATGAGTACAGACAAACCATTTTAAAACACAAAGCAGAAATTAAAAACATCTATGAAAAAATTAAAGATTGTAGACTTTGATGATGTCCTCAAGCATAGTGCTGAGGATCAAGAAACAAAAGAGATATATGTAAACGATATAAGGGATGAATTAGAGACTTTCTTTGATAAAGGTTATCCATTAGGTGAGTCATGTCATATTAAGTCCTTAGATGGGATATTTAGCTGGCGTAAAGGATTTCTATATTGCTTTAGTGGCTACCCTCAAAGTGGTAAGAGTGAGATGGTAAACTGGCAGATGATCCTAAGAGCCAAACATTATGGCTCTAAGACATTATTATATTCACCAGAGTCAGATACTAAAGAATTAATTACAAACCTAGTAAGGGCTTATATAGGGCAGAATGTAAATCCAGAGTTTAGTAATGTTTGTTCTAAAGAGGATTATGATAAAGGCTTAGACTTTATACATGATCATTTTGTGTTTATAGAGAATGAGGATGAGATGCCAAGCATTAAAACTCTTTTAGATGTGTTTTATAAGTTCTCTAAGAAAGGATATGAGTTTTTTGTTATAGATCCTCTTAACTGGGTGGTAGAGTCTACAGGAGAGAATAATTTATATAACTATTTAAAACTAACATTAACGTCTTTAAAGCTGTTTGCTAGAACACATGATGTATGCTCAATATATATAGAGCATCCAAAAACACCAACCATAAGTAATAAGACTGGATTAGTACCTCGTGCAAATTCATTTTCATTAGCTGGGGGCAGTATGCACTTTAATAAATGCGATTGCATAGTCATTTTACATAGATTAACTAAGGAAGAAATAGAGGATAAAGTATCTAAAGGAGAAATATTATCTAGTTTATTAGAGAATGATAAAGAAAATTGTAATTTTGTTGAGTGGGAAACTGTTAAAATGAAGTCTCAAAGACTGAATGGTAAACTAGGATCTCAAGTTCTACAGTATGATTTTACTACTGGTAGATTTGTTTAATATTAAAATTTAAGTTATGAATAATGATCAAGCAATGAATATTCTGGTCAGCGTTTGTGAGAAGTCAGTACAGAAAGGTGTACTTACTTTAGCAGAAGCACATTTAGTTTTAAACGCCTTAGAAACTATGGGTGTTAAATTACCAGAAGTAAACGCTATACAAGACGCTGATGCCGAACCTGTGGAAGCAGAAACAGTTAAGGAAAAAAAAGGTAAGGTATAATTTCGTCTGTGATTTAGACGGAAAGACCGAACAAAATATGGGAGAATCTAGTGATCCATGTCAGACTACTTATAACCATTGGATAATGTATAATGAGTATCCAAATAAGAGAATAAGTTTTGACATAGATCGCTCTTCTCGCCAATATAATTTCTATCATAACCTAGAATTAATAGAAAAAAACGGAGTAAAAACATATAAATACAATAAAGAAATTATAAATAGAGAGAGATTTATCCTACTTTTAGGATGTGAAACTGACAGGGAAGCAAAAGGTAATACGAAATATTGAGACATTCATATTGCATTATAAGATAAAAGCAAAGAAACACAGGTACGATGCTAACGATGATTATAAATGCTTTAAAAGAATCCATGCTATCTCTATTTTATTCCCAGTAAACGACAAATATGAACGCAATTTGCCAGAAATAGAGTGGCAATTAAAAGAATTATGGTATTTATATTTCTATTATAAACACAGACAAGAGGGTAAAAACAATACATATTCACAAATAGTAACAAAATATGCTTAATTTTGCTTGTTATGGCTAACAAAACTTTACACAATAAAAAAAGACTATTGCAATCTCTGGAGAACCATCTGGGTATTGTATCTGCTGCCTGTAAGGAATGTGGATTATCTCGTACTACTTATTATGATTATTATAAAAAAGATAAAAAGTTTAGAGCTGCAGTTGATGAATTAGCTGATGTAGCATTAGACTTTGCAGAAACATCTTTATTTAAACAGATAAAAGATGGTAATCCAACATCTACTATATTTTATCTAAAGACTAAAGGCAGAAATAAAAGAGGCTATGTTGAAAAACAAGAGGTAGAGCATAGTGGAGGAGTAGAATCTACATTAATACAATGGAAGCCAGCAGAAGAGAAATAAGGTGCAATAAGCAGTTTTATCAAACACTTAATAGTAAGAAAAGAATAATATGCCATCAAGGAGGCTCACGTAGTGGAAAGACTTTCTCATTGCTACAAATAATTATTTATTGGATGACTGTAAGAAAAGATCCTATGGTCATTACAATAGCTCGTAGGACATTACCAGCACTTAAAGGATCTACTCTAAGAGACTTTCTAGATATAGCTAAGACCACAGGTATCTATCAATTCTCAGAGTTTAATAAAACAGAATTAACATTTAAGTATAAAAATCATCTCTGCGAATTTTTATCATTAGATTCAGAAATAAAGATTAGAGGTAGAAAGAGAAATATTGCTTTTCTCAATGAGTGCAATGAAATTGATAAATCAAGTTTTAACCAAATCGCTCTTCGTACTACAGAGAAAATATTATTAGATTTTAATCCGTCTGATGTAGTATCATGGGTATATGATGTTATGGCTAGGGATGATTGTGATTCATTTATTACTACTTACAAAGACAATTTCTTTATAGATCCAGAAGTCAAAAAAGAAATATTAAGACTTAAAGATGTTGATAAAGAAATGTGGAGAGTATATGGTGAGGGTAAGAGAGCTAACTGGAGGGATGGGCAGATATACGATAATTGGAAGTTTGTAGATCTAAAAGACTTTCCAGACAAAGAACAAGCTGAGGTAGTATATGCTTGCGATTTTGGCTTTTCAAATGATCCTACTGCAGCCTGTATGGTTATGAGAAAAAACGATAAGCTCTATGTACATGAGTTGTTTTATGCTAAAGGAATGACCAATGAAGATATTTTTTCTGAAATAACTAAACTAGGATTAGAACAAGAGCTATGGATCTTTGATAGTGCAGAGGCTAAATCATTGGAAGAAATGTCAAGAATGGGTTTATACTGTAGAGGATCTATAAAGGGAGCAGGATCAGTTATGGCAGGAATTAATCAGATTAGACAGTATGAGGTATATGCCTCTAAGGAGAGCAAAAATCTGCAGAAAGAATATACTTGGTATGTTTGGGAGCAGGACAGAGAAGGCACGAGAATAAATAAAATAAAGCAAAATTCTATGGATCATTGTATGGATGCTCTGCGTTATGGAGTTACAACTGGTCTTAGTAAACATAGAGATCTAGTAATAGTGTAATCATGGTTTCATAAAATTATGTATTTTTGAATAAAATTTTCTTATGGCGAGCTTTTTAGATAGAATCAGAAATAGTATTAAGGCGTTTAACACAAATGTAACAGCAGAATCATACAACAAATTCATATACAGTTTTCTGGGAGATAACATAATTTCTAACAATGTTTATGATGATGATTACATCAAAAAAGGATACTCACACAATACAAGTATTTATAGCATCATAAATCTTATTATTCAGTCATCTACCTCAGTACCATTTAAGATCTATAAGAAAGTAGATAATGGTGCTTTCAAGGAATATAAATCTTTAACTACTAATGGCTTAAATCAAGAGTCTTTATTACAATCTAAGCTATTGCGTAAATCTACTTTTGAAGAAATAGAAAATACTGGATTACAGAAACTATTAGAAACGCCTAATCCTACTCAGAGCTTTTCTACATTCTTAGCTGAGATGATTGGATTTGGTAAGCTAACAGGTAACAGATATGTCTATGGTATTTACCCTAACACTAGAAAAGATAGAGTAGTACAACAATTATATAATCTACCAGCACACCTTATAGAAATTAAATCTGCAGGAATATTTAAGCCAGTAGATAAATATGTTATGCAGTATAGAAAGCAACAATATGATCTAGATGCTAGTGAAGTATTACATATTGCAGATTGGAATCCAGACTATTCTACAGGTCAAGGATCACACTTATATGGTCAAAGCCCTATAAAAGCTGCTATGAGAGTATTAGCTACTAACAATGAAGCTATAGAAACACAGCTAAAATATTTACATAATCAGACTGCAAAAGGTATGCTTGTACCAGATGATGATTCTTTGACACCTACACAGGCACAACAATTAAGCGATGCTATGCAAAGAAACTTTGGTGGATCTGCAAATGCTAATAAAGTGATGATTACTGGTAAGAAGTTTAGCTGGGTTAATTTTGGATTAAACAGTACAGATTTACAATTATTAGAAACTTATCAAGCATCTATTGCTGATCTTGCAAATGTCTATGGTGTGCCAATACAATTATTAAATAATACTGATTCTAGCACTTACGATAATTATAGAACAGCCAGAAAGGTAATGTTTACTAATGCTGTCATTCCAGAGCTTAATAGAATAAGAGATGAATTTAATAGATGGCTAGTACCACAGTTTGGTGAAGATCTATATTTTGATTTTGACTATACTGTAATACCAGAGCTTATGCCAGAGCAGCAACAATTAGTAGATAATCTATCTAAGTCTTATTGGCTTACTACTAATGAAAAGAGAGAGGCTGTAGGATATGGTATAATGGATGATATGCCAATAGCAGATGATATGTTAGTGCCTAGTGGTTTTGTTGCAATTTCAGATTTAGATATGTCAGTAAGTGATGATTTATCTTTCCCTCCTAAGCCAGAAAGAGCTGAGGCAGATGCTAATGAAGAGCCAGAAATAGTAGATGAAGAGGAAATAGAAGAAGTAAGAGAAGAGGAAGAAAAGCAGGAAATGAGTGCTACCCTAAGAAAGTCATTACAAAAAAAAGCTGACGATCATAATGAAAAGGTAGGAGATGTAGCTAGTAAAAGAACTAATGTTAGAACTTTATATGCAGTATATAAAAGAGGAATCGGTGCATATAGAACTAATCCAGAATCTGTAAGACCTAATGTAACTGGTCCAGAGATGTGGGCAATGTCAAGAGTAAATTCGTTTTTATTTGTTCTAAGAAATGGAAAGTTTAGAAGTGGTAAACACGATACAGATCTTTTACCAGAAGGACATCCTATGTCTAGTAAAAAAAGCTCATCTGAGGATTCTATAGTAAAGAGATTAGTAGATGGTATGACAGATGTTTATACTACTGAGCAAGAGGCAGAAGATAGAGCCAGAGAATTAGGTGGATCTGGCAGCCATAGCCACACTATGGATGGCACAGATGTATTTATGCCTTTTAATACTCATGAAGAGTATAACGAAGCAGTAAAAGAAACTAAAGAAGAAATGTATAGCAACTATCCTAAGTCTGCTATAAATAATGCTAAAAGAGCAAAAGACATTAACGAATCTTTTAACAATCCCTGTGCAACCTTAGTTGGTAAGAATAGAGCATCTGATCTTATAGCTGGTAGAGGATTAAGTTTATCTATAGTAAAAAAGACTTATGCCTACCTGTCTAGAGCTAATGAATATGTTACAGGTAAATACACAGATGAAAAAGGTAAGCCTATCTGTGGTGATATTTCTTATGCTTTATGGGGAGGATCTATAAAAGCTAAAGGAGTAGATAGTGATCCTATGGCTAATTGGTGTAAACGTATTATTGAAAAAAATGAAAATTAATGTCTACATCAAAAGTTATAAGAAGCATCTTCACTAAGAATCAGAAGAAACGTCTATCACTAGAGTTTAGAAAATTATTATTATACAGTCAAAAGAAAAACAATTCTTTAGTCTATAAGTTTTATAAATCAAATTTTGATAAAGCTATACAGATGTTTAAAGAAGATGAGAATCCTAATAATCAGAATTTTGCTCAGTTATTCAATAAAGAGGATATACATAAACTTAATTTAGAGTTATATAACGATATAACTAAAAGGTATTTTAACTGGTACAAAAAACATTTAGTGAAGTCTATACCAAAGCAGCAAGATGAAGCAGATGTAGAATATGCTACCGAAAAGTTTATTCAAGACAAAGAAAACTATATAGCTACAGGAGCAAATATTAAAACAGTACAGGATACAGCCTTAGTAGAATTAAGATCCGTACTACAAGCAAAGCTAGACGATCCAGAGTTTATGGCGTTAGGTATAGAGGATAGAGTAAGGATATTAACTAAAGATATGGACTTCAAAGCAAGATGGATGGCTAAAAGAATTATAAGAACAGAGAGTACGGCAGCAGCTAATCTAGGTGTCAAGGTAGCTGCAGAGAATATATTTGGTACAGATATGCTACAAAAGGAATGGATAGCTACTATGGATGATAGAGGTAGACCTGCTCATCAAGCATATTCTGGTACAATATTACCTTTCAATGAGCCATATAGCATTAATAATCAAAAAATGATGTTTCCTAGTGATATGACTATGGGAGCTGCAGCAAAAGAAATTGTAAATTGTAGATGTTTCTCTGCACCTTTTGTAGCTACTGAATATACAGAGCAACAAGCATTAGCTATCAGAAAGGAGTAAAAACATTTATTATTTATTTTATTTATTTTTGAAAATAAAAATTTAATTATGAGCAGTCTTATATATAAACAAGGAGAAATAAGTGATATTGATAATAAGTTAGGAATAGTCAAAGGATATGGTAGTGTATTCGGTAACGTAGATTCAGATAACGATATTGTACAAAGAGGTGCATATTCCAGAACAATTAAAAATAACGGATCAAGAGTAAAGTATTTATATCAGCATGATATAACTAAGCCAATAGGAAAAATAAAAGAATTAGAAGAGGACGAGTATGGTTTAAAATTTATCGCAGAGATCCCTAAGACTACATTCGGTACTGAGGTATTAGAGCTTTTAAAATATGGAGTAATTGAAGAAAACAGCGTGGGTATGCAGGTATTAGATAGAGAAAACAGAGAGGATGGCGTTAGAGTAATTACTGAGGCTAAGTTATATGAGATAAGTGCAGTAACTATTGCTGCTAATGATCAAGCAAAAATATTAGATGTAAAAGGTAAATCAGAACAGATTGACTATTACACAAAGAGATTTGACAATTTGATTAAGCTAGTTCGTAAGGGAAACATTACGGATGATCTTGGTTATTTAGTTGAATATGAATTAGAAGTTTTGAAGTCTTTGATTGCTCGTGATAATTCACACCAATCGGAAAAAGAACCAACTCGTAGTAATGTACACTTGGAAAATAAAGAAGATGAAATAACCTCAGATTCAATCTTTAATTATATGTTTAACAGTTTAAATTCAAAATAATGGATGAGAATATAAAAAAACAGTTAGATGACGTTTGTAATATTATTGATGAGAAGCTAGAGAAAAGTTCAAAGGCTATTCAAGATAATGTTAATAACGAAATTGATACTGTAGTAAAAGGCGAGGTAAGTAACCTCGTTGAAAAACACTCTGAATTAGTTGAAAGATTAGACAAAATGGAAGTTGAAAGTAAGAAAGACGACTTCTCTGATGTTTATAAAACTAAATCAGAAAGATTTGGAGAGGCTATGGAAAATAGCGAATCCTTCAAGGCTTATAGAGCTGGATCATCTAATTCTGCTTCTTTTGATATTAAGGCAGACGTTTTAATATCATCTGATTTCTCTGGTGCTGGATCATCAAGAGATGCTACAGGTGTAGATAGAGTTGCAGGAATTAAGAGAGATCCTTCTAATGTTACTAACATGATGGGTATTATCCCAGTTGCTAGTACATCTGCTAATGTAATTAGATATGTAAAAGAATCAGCTTATACTGATAATGCTGCTAACGTAGCTGAGGGAGCTGCTCCGACTGAATCAGAATTCCAGCTTACTGCTGCTGATGCAATCGTACAGCGTACTTCTGCAACTATGACTATCTCGCAAGAAATGCTGGATGATACAGTTGGTTTACAGGCATACCTTTCACAAAGGCTACCTGCTAAAATTATGACTGTAGTAGATGATCAATTACTAAATGGTTCTGGTGTTTCACCAAATCAGTTAGGATTAATCAACGGAGGTACTTCTTTTGCTGCTGGTGGTTTTGCAAATGCTATTGAGTCAGCTCAAGAATTGGATGCGTTGATAGTGTCAGCGAACCAGCTTGCTCTTAGTAATTACACAGCTACTGGTATAATTTTAAATCCTACAGATTACCATAAAATCTACCTATTAAAAGATACTACTAATGAGTATCTAAGAGGTAATTCTATTGTAACTTCTGACGGCTTTACTAGGATCAATGGAATCCCTGTTTATCTAAATAATAAGATGGCAGCAGGTTCTTTTGTAGTTGGTGATTTTGCTCAAGGTTCGCAAGTGTTCCAGAGACAAAATATGACCATAGACTTTGGCGTAGAAAATAACGACAATTTTGAGAAAAATCTCGTGAGTGTACGAGGTAATATCAGACTTGCTCACGCTATATATCTACCTAAAGCGTTTGTTAAAGGTACATTTAGTGCTGCTAAGACTGCTTTAGAAACATCATAATTAGTTTAACTAATTAGTATAAATTAAGGGCAACTAAATTAGTTGTCCTTTTTTTTTATCTTTACACCAAACAAAATTTAAGTATCATGAAAATTAAATTATTAACTAAGATTATTAGGGATAACGTAACTTATGAAAAGGATGATATAATAGATGTTCCAGAAGAAAACGCTAAAGTATTTATAGCTAATCTATGGGCAGAATATATTACTAAGAAGGAAGCAAAACCTAATAAAGAAACTAAAGAATATAAAGGTAAAAAGGAAACAAAATGATTTCATGTCAAATAGATAGTGTAAGTGGATCAGAGATTGTATCATCTTCTGAATTTAAAAGTTTTGCAAGAATAGATACATCTGATGATGATAGTATTGTAGCAGATATAATTAAAGCTGCTAGAATGAAATGTGAGGCTATAATCAATAGAGATATAGTAGCTAAGACTAGAACATTATTTATTTCAGATGTAGATTATAGTGGTGAATATGGTAATCTATATAGAAAAAGAATGAAAATAGTTTTACCATTTGCACCTATTGCTAGTATTACTTCTGTTCAATCGCAAGATTCTGATGGTAATTTAAGTACAGCATCATACGAATCTTATGGGTTTGATGATAAGTATATAGAGCTAAGTTCTAGCGATTCTAAGAACATAAAAATAGTTTATGTAACATCTGGTATGAATCACGAAGATCTTGCCTTAGCGATCAAACAATTAGGTGCTTCATATTATGATAACAGAGCTGACTTTGTAAAGGGTACTATAGTAGCTAAGATGCCTACTAACGTACAAACTATTTTGAGCCCATATATTTATTATAATGAAGTATGATAGATGCAGGAGAACTAAGACATAGGATAACAGTAAAACGCAACACAAATAGTGCTGACGGCTATGGTGGGTTTACTCATACGCAATCTACAGTTGGAACATTCTGGGGTAAGAGAGAATACTTAAATGGTAAAATGATATTTCAAAATGGAGAGAGGATCTTACAAACAGGTATAGAGATCACCCTTAGAAAAAATACAGCTACCACTAACCTGCAAAAAGGAGATCTTATATTCTTAACAGGAGATACTAATGAATATAGAATTAATGATATGTATGAGACAGATCTTTATACATATAAAGTAATGGCAGATAAAGAAGAGTAATATGGCTAAACCAATGGATTTAAGAGCTGGTTTAACTCCAGCTAGTAAGAAAGCGTTTCAAGATAGGATGGCACAGCTATCTAAATTTATAGCTCCTAATCAAGGGCTAGCTAAGTTACTTGCTATGAAAGGTACACAGATGCTTAAAGAAACTGCTAAGATAGTACCAGTAGATCAAGGTGCTTTAAGAAATAGTGCTTATATATCTGGTAACGATAAAGACATTGAAATAGGATATAATGCAGAATATGGTGTATATGTAGAGTTTGGAACTAGAGGTGAGCAGCTATTAAGTGCTGATACCAAGACTGTCAAGAAAACAAAACAGGGTAAAGGTCATGGAGAAAGACCATTCTTTTATCCTACTATTAACAGAGAATTAGATACTTTCTCTGATGAGTGGAGTGCAGAAATAGTTAAATTATTAAAAAAGAAATAAATGAAAGATGCTAGTCATTTAATTAGGAAAGAGATATACGATGCTTTAAATGGTAATGTAACGCTTAACTCAGCTACTCTACCAGTATATAATGTAGTACCTAACAATGGTAACTATCCTTATATCTATATCTATTCTTTATCAAATGACGAGACAGATGTAAACAAAGACAAGTATAATGCTAATGTCATTACGAGAGTAGAAGTAGTTACAGCTTTTGCTACAGGTACTGGAGGACAGCTAGATTGTAACTTAGCAATGAATCAAATATCTCAATTACTTGTAGATAAGTCAAGTTTTTTTGATCTATCATCAAATAACTTTAATGTCTACGCTGCACGAAATAATGGTATTAACTATATTACAGAGGATACTAGAACTAGAACTCTGTATAGGGCTATACTAGAATTTAGATGCACAGTAGAAGAGATATGAAGAAATTAGAATTATATAGATACAGTTCACAAAAAGATAGTACACTAGGTTTATTATTTATAACTGACTATGAGACAAACGAAAAGGAGTTTCTTTGCTTTACTCTTGAAGATGAAAAGAGAGATGTCAAAGTTTATGGAGAAACTAGAATCCCAAAAGGAGAATACGAAGTGGTCCTGCGAGAGTATGGAGGACATCATGAACGTTATAAAAAGAAGTTCCCAGATTTTCATAGAGGTATGTTGGAGTTTCTCAATGTTCCTTCTTTTACTGATATTCTTTTGCATATTGGGAATGATACTTCTCACTCACATGGTTGCCTATTGTGTGGGTTTAGCATACAAGAGAATCTTATCAAAGAGCCGTTTCTAGGTCAAAGCACAGCAGCTTATAAATATATTTATCCAAAAATTGTAGATTTGATTGATACGCAAAAACATCTCTCAATTAAAATTATTAATTTTGAAGAGAATTAAAATCTACAAATTATGCCAAAAGAAATCTTAGATAAAAAAGTTGCCATTGATTTGGACTCAGATGGGAGAAGCGATATAAAGCTGGACATCAAATTCATCGGATTATTGGTTGGTGGTATAATATCATTAACTATGACATACTCACAATTAACTGCAGAGATAGAAGTAGCTAAGACATTACCAGAGTATAAGATAGAGCAAGACGATACTAAAGTTATCAATCAAAAAATAGATTATCTTATAAAAGAGTTAGAGAAGTTTGAAGATCAAACTAATAGAAGATTAGAAACATTAGAAGATAAAGTATATAAAAGATAATGTATGAAGTTGTTAAGCGATGTAAGTTTATCAGAAAGTGATGTCAATAGTCAGTTGAAAGTGAATCAAACTTTAGCTAAGATAAATACTTTGATGGATGTAGCTGATGGCTTGAAAGAATGGGAAGGTGTACAGAGAATAGAAATCTTCTTAAGAATAGAAAATAAATTAATTGATTTAATAGATGAATTGTAATGGCTGTGAATTTAATGAATGTAGATTTTGTCCTTTTGGGAATTACTCTTCTTAGTGCATTGCTTACTGGTGGTTTTATTATTTATATATGGACAAGTGAAGAACAAGATAAATGAATAAAATACTTACAAAAATATTTGGTGATGCAGGTGTTAGCATTGTAGATAAGATAGCTGGAGTAGCTGATAGGTTTATTAGAACCAAAGACGAGAAAGCAAAATTTCAAAAAGAAATGGAGCAGATCTGGATTAAAGCTGAATCAGATATGCAAAAGAATGTAACTGAAAGATGGAAGTATGACATGATTAATGGTAACATACTTAGTAAATCAGTAAGACCTATTGTACTTCTTTTCTTAATATTCTCTGTAGTCGTTTTAGTATTTGTAGATTCTGGTAGTATAAAGTTTGAAGTATCTAGCGAATGGATTGAACTATTAAAAGTTTTACTAATGGTTACTGTATCAGCTTACTTTGGAGGTAGGTCATACGAAAAGGTAAAGAACAATGGCTCGTAAGTTTTTTGTAAAAGCGTATGAGGCTAAACCTAAAAAGAAAAGGAAAGGAATACATAGCAAAAATAGAAACACTAATCAGAAAGGTGGCAAATACTACAAAGGATCAAAGTACAGAGGACAAGGAAGATAGCCAAGTATGTCGCACCTGTAAAAAAGATAAGCCACTAACTCAGTATTATAAACGAGCAAATAAGAAACACGAAATACATTGCAGAGCCTGCCGTAATAAACAAAGAGATAGAAACCATAGACATTGGAAACAGGAGTTTATTTATAAGCTATCTAATCATGTGAAATTAGAATGTGTTATCTGTGGCTATGACAAATCATTTAGTGCTTTAGACTTTCATCATGTCAATAAAAAAAACTTTTCTATAGCAAGAATTACTAGAAACTTATCGCACAAAAACTTTACTGATGGTAAAGTAGATAAGATTATTCATGAGATAATATTCAACTGTGAGATACTCTGTGCTAACTGTCATAGAGAGGAACATACTAAGCATATTATGAAAATGATAAAATAAGTATATTTGCTATTAATCTGATAAAAATATATTATGGGCGTAACATTAACTGGGAAAACCATTGCTTCTACCTACACCTACCTTCTCAAGGTGTCTGGCAATTCTAACATAGGATCTTCAATAAAAAAGATAAGTGATGGTGATGGTAATGAAGCTAATCTATATTTATCTACCACACAAACATTAGTAGGTGCAGGATCTGTTAGTGTTCCTTCATTAGCAATATTTGGATCTACTACAACTGGTTTATATTCACCTAACTCTGCTCAGTTAGGTATATCTATAGCAGGTTCACAGAAAGCATTATTCTATAGTGGAGGGCTTACCCTTACAGGCGATATAAGCGTCTCTGGTGGATTTAAAGATAGCAACAATACATTTGGTACATCTGGACAAGTTTTAGCCTCTACAGGCTCTGGAACTGACTGGGTAAATTTAAGTGAGATCTCTGGTATAGATGGATCTGGTACACTTAATACTATACCTAAGTTTACACCAGATGGCAATACTATAGGAGATTCTACAATAACAGATGATGGAACTGATGTTACTATAACAGCTAATGTAAAACTGGGCGATAGTAAAATATTAAATATAGGTACGGGTAATGATTTACAAATATACCATAATGGCACAGACACATATTTACATAATGATGAAGGTAATTTAATTATAGAGCAAGATAAAGTAGATCATGATATAATATTTAAAAACGATGATCAAAGTGGAGGTTTAACAACATATTTTAATGTAGATGGAGGGTATGGATTAACTGAGTTTTACAGAAATCTAAGAATGAAAGATAATATTGTATTTGAGATCGGTGATCATGCTGATGGATATTTAAGATATAATTCTACTACTAATATAATAGATTTTTGGACACCTGCTGGTATGGAAATGGTAACTAATGCCACTATTAAAATTCGCACAGGTGCTGATGAAACTATAGCTACATTTACAAGAGATGGTAGTGTTGATCTCTACTATGATAATTCTAAGCAATTTGAGACGACAAGTGCAGGAATAAAGCTACCTACTTATACAGCAGGTTTTTTAACTACCGATGCAGATGGAGATGTTATACTAGATACTAATACTTACTTAAATACAACTGGAGGTACATTAACTGGAATATTAAAACTCAATGATAATGTTAGGTTAGATTTTGGTAGTGATTCAGATTTAAGAATACATCATTCTGGTAGTGCTGGTACCATAAGCAATTTAACTGGGGATTTAACAATACAAAATAGTGCAAATGATTCTGATATAATTTTTAAATCAGATGATGGCTCTGGTGCTATGACTACATATCTTGAAATAGATGGAACATCTGGAGAAAATGTTTTTTATAAACCTACAGGTCATAGAGATAATGTTATAGCTAACTGGGGTAATAGTAATGACCTTAAAATATATCATGATGGTACTGATTCAGTCATTCAAAACGAAACAGGTGATTTAGAATTACAAAATAGACAAAACGATGGAGATATAAAATTTAAGTCAGATGATGGAAGTGGTGGAGTTGCTACGTATTTTACTGTAGATGGTGGTAATGAAGCAAACCTATTTTCTAAAAACGTTAAGTTATCTGATAGTGTAGAATTAAGAATAGGTAGTAGTAATGACCTAAAAATATATCATGATGGTGGTACATCATCTTACATAAACAACTACACGGGACATTTATATTTTAGAAACTACGCAGATGATAGTGATATATATTTTCAGTCTGATAATGGTAGTGGTGGTTTAACTAATTATTTCTATTTAGATGGTAGTATCACAAGAACAATTTTTCCTCAAGACACAAAACACGAGGATAATGTAAAAGCATTTTTTGGAAATTCATACGACCTAGAAATTTATCACGATGGTTCTCATAGTTATATAGCAGATACAGGTACTGGTGAACTTAGACTTCGTAGTGATGGTATCTCAATACAAAGTGCTAATGGTAATGAATATATGGCTTTCTTTGCAGGTACTGGTGGACAAACTGTAAGTTTGTATGCAGGAAATTCTGTCAAGTTTCAAACAACAAGTGCTGGTATAAAATTACCTTCTTATGGTGCTGGTTATTTAAAGACTGATTCTGATGGTAATGTTTCTGTAGATAGTTCTACTATAGAAGATACTTTACAAACAGTTACAGATAGAGGTGCTACTACAACTAACTCTATATTAATTGGAAAAACATCATCATCAATATCTACAGCAGGTATTGAACTGCATCCTAATGGTGTTGGTAATTTTACTAGAGATAGTATTATAGCACAATTTAATAGAACATCAACTCATGGTGATGTTATTAATATTTTAAAAGATGGTTCTACTGTAGGTGTCATAGGTACACAAAACTGGGGTATTGGAGAGACATCACCAGATACTCAACTGCATATATCTGGAGCAGACGATGTATATATTACATTAGAATCTACTGATGCAAGCACTACAGAAGAAGTAGCAATAAAATATCAAAACCAAAGTACAGGAACTAATTTCTGGTGGGCAGGTTTAAATCAACAAGAACACTATTCTCTTGCTTATGGTACAAGTTTTAGTGGCAGCACTACTAAACTGACAGTTGGTACTGATGGCGTTATAACATTTAATGATTATGGAGCAGGATATTTAAAGACAGATGCTAACGGAGTTATATCTGTAGATACTTCTACTATAGAAGATACATTACAAACAGTAACTGATAGAGGTTCTACGACTACCAATACTATGCAAGGCACGAGATTAGGTTTAGGTGGTGCTCCTCATGCAAGTGCTGCTTTACAAATAACAACTACAGCCCAACACTTACGAATGTATAATGGCTCTGAGCTAGGCGTTATGCACGTTTTATCTGGTGGAGAGTTAGAACTTTGGGCTCATGGTAATGATGAAACAATAAACTTTAGAACTGGTAGTGGTAGTGGTGTTTTAGCTGCCCATATAGATGGTATTGATACAACTTTTGAAGGGGATGTAACTATTAATAGTGATAATTTAACACTTTCAACAAACGCTTCTATACCATTACTTAGTCTAGAAACAAGTCATGCTTCTGGTATTCCTATTGTAAATTTAAAAGGCGCTGCATCATCGCAAGTTAGATACCAAGATGAAAATGGTACAATACAATCAAGAATTGACTTATTAGATGGTGGTGCTTTTAGTTTTATTGATGTTACATCATCTACTACTCATTTAGGTATTGATAGCTCTGGTAACGCAACTTTTGTAGGAAATATTTTAGGATCTTCTACCGATTTTAAAATTGGTGCAAATACATCTGATGGCTCTGATAATGCTCAATTAAAAATAATGGGTGGTGGTGATGCTACAGATACAAGAGGGGCTTCTATTCACTTAGCTGGTAATGAACATGGAAATGCAGGTTTATTACAATTAAGAGCTGGAGATGGTGCTACTGGTGGAATTAGACTATACGAAGGTGGCTCTGAAAGAATGAGAATAACTGCTGGTAAAGTTTCTATAGGTGTTGGTATTCCTCAAGAAAAATTGCACGTATACAATGCAGGTACAGCAAGAATAGAGGTAGAAGGCACGACAGGTCCAGCAGCTTTTAAAGCAACAAATAGTCAAGGTTCTTTTGGATGGTATGTGCCTAGTGATGCTAATGAGTTTAGACTTTGGAATTTTGGTACAAGTGCTGATTTAGTTGAAGTTGATGCTTCTGGTAATACAATCGTAGCAGGTTATCTTGGTGTTGATAACATAAAATCAGATACTACTAATGGAGTACAGTTTTTAACAACTGGTAACTCTGCTCAATTTATTAGAACTAAAGCTATACAGGTTTCTACATCTTACGGAGGTACACCTCCAACACAAGGTATATTATTTGGTACAGACACGAATTTATATAGAGACTCTTCAAATGTTTTAAAAACAGATGACAGTTTAATAGTAGCTGGCGATCTTACAGTACAAGGCACAACGACAACTATAGATACTACTAATCTAGATGTTAAGGATAAAAACATTACTTTGAATTATGGATCTGGAGATACATCTGCTAATGCTAATGGTGCTGGTATAACAATACAAGATGCAGTAAATGCTACTACAGATGCTACAATAACATGGAACGCAACAAGTGATTCATTTAATTTTAGCAATAGTGTAAACGTTACTGGTGGAATAACATCTACATCAAATAACTCTTATACTGGTGGTATGTCATCTTTTGAGACAACACTTACAAATAATGATGACTGGCAAAATTCACCTATAAGTATATTAGAAAGAGCTAATATTGGTACAGGTAGTACGGCTGATAAATACGCTCCTAATTTAAACTTCCATTGGGGAGGTATAGTATCAAGATCACTTTGGATGGATGCTAGTGGTAATTTAAACTATGGTGAATACAGCTCAACTGGTAGTCCTGGATATTCAAATGGTTTTATTAGATCTCACGAAATGCACGCTGGTGTATTTAAAGATAAAGATAGTACAGGTTATTATTTAGATCCAGCTAATACAGGAACATCTCTAAACGTTGCTGGTGCAGGAACTTTTGCAGGAGTAGTAAACATGGCAAGTGGTAAAATAACTAGTGATGGTTCTGCTGATGCTGGTGCTTATTTAGAATTAAAACACGCTAATAATAATTCAACTGATGTTTGTGCTACTATTAATTTAACTAATAACGCAGGTGGTTACGCAGCAATAGTAGGTGGTACAACAGGAGCAAATAACACAGGGTATATAGAGTTTAAAACTGACAACGCTGGAACACAAGGTACTGTACTTACTTTAAACGGAGATAATTCTGCAAGTTTTGCAGGTAAAGTTAGTGTTGGAGGTGGTGATACATCAACTGCTCAAGTAGCTTTAAAAGGGCAACAAAGTCTATTAAGTTTTATAAGAGGTACGTCTGGTGATTCTACGTTTTTTATGAGTTCTGATTCTGCTAGATTATATTTTTCACATACAGATATTACAACACCTAATGTAATTTTTAAAATAGATTCAAGTGATAAATCTGCAACATTCTATGGACAAGTAACAATAAACCCAGATGCAGATAGTCAAGTAATAATAGGTAATGGTGGTACTAATGCAAGTACAGTTTTTGCAGGCACAGGAGATGATTTATATATTGGTGGTGGTGCTAGTTCTAACATGCGAATATTTGATGGTACTGCTGTGCAATTTTATGGTACAGTTGATATAGATAGTACGCTTAACGTAGACGGTAATGCAGCTTTTGGAGGGGATGTAGATGTTACTAGAAGTAGCACAGGTCAAATATTATCTAGAGTTTATAACTCAAATACAAGCGGCACAGGAACTTCTGTACTAAGAATTGCTAATGGTGGTAATCAAGCAAATGGAGCAAGATTAGAGTTTAGTGATTTAAACTATTACAATGCTACCATTTCTGTAGACAGAACCAATGGTATGAGGTTCATGGTACATGATGATTCTAATTCTATGGCTGATTTATTAACGCATACTGTTTTAACACTAGCAACTAATAAAAATGCAACTTTTGCAGGAGATGTAAGCGTTGAAGGAGATGGCTCAGATTTCTTTGTAAAGTCAGCAGATTATACTATAGCAAGAATTATACCTAGAGGTTCTGGTTCGGCTGTAGATAAAGGATTATTTTCATTAATGGATGATGGAACAGAGGATGTAAGAATAGATACAGGAGGTAACAGTTGGATTAATACTGGATATAACTTAGGGCTTGGAACAGTAAGCCCACAAAGTAATCTTCATATATCTACAAGTACAACAAATTCAGCAATCAGATTACAAAATGATAATGGTAGTGGTTCTACTGCTAATTATGTATTACAAACAGATTCTCAAGGATTAGGTGTTAATGGTTTTGGAATATATGATGTTGCAAATACTGCATACAGATTAGTTATTGATGGTGATGGTTCGGTTGGAATTGGATTGGACAATCCGTCAATAAAACTTGATATATTAGGTACAGCTACAAATTGGACTGCTAGAGTAAAAAATTATACAGATGGTGGTTATGGTTTACAAGTAGATAATAGTGGTGCAAACGCATCTACTACTTATGCTTTTGCAGTATATGATGCTGCTGGTGGTGCTAATTTCTTTATACGAAATGATGGTTTAGCTTCTTTAGGTATTACACCTTATGCAACTGCAGCTAACGCTAGATTACAATTACCAAGTCATGCTCTAGCTATTAAAAACAATGTAAGTGGTAGTAATAATAATTGGAGTTATGTTAGAAACACAGCAACTGGTAACCAAGCAAATTTAGAATTTACCACAGGAGTAGGAATATCCTTAACATTAAATCATGATAAATCTGCAACCTTTGCAGGCAACGTAACAGTTCCTGCTTTAGTAGCAACACAAGATATTTATCTCAATGATGGTTATTCAGCAGCTAATAGATATTTTCATCTACGTAAAAATACTGCTAATGATGGTGGTATAATTATGAGTTCAAAGACAGGTTCTAATAATGCTACAAATGACTGGCAAATAGTAAATTATGGAGGAAATCGTGATTTAATTTTTTATGCTTATGGTCTAGGTGCTAGTGCATTAACTTTGGATAGAGAAAATGGTAATGCAACTTTTGCAGGAAACGTTGGAATAAAAAGTGCGCCTGTAGGAAACGCTGGAACAAATATAATAAGTGTCGGAACTGCTGGTTCAGTTGCTGGTGGTGTACAATTATGGGCTGGAACAGGTCAATCTCACTTTTTACAATTTGGAGATGAATCAGGTACAGCTTCAAATCATTATAGAGGTGCGGTTGGTTATGCGCATGGTTCAGACACATTATCTTTAATTCAAGGTAGTGTGACAGCATTAAGTTTTACTGGTTCACAAGCTGCAACTTTTGCAGGTAACATTAATTCATTTGGAACAACAAACACTTATTCTAGTGTTTTAGGAAGGCATCCAATTCATACAGCTTATGGTGGTTTGTGGAATACTAAAGGTCAAGCTAATGAGACAGCTCGTTATATGATTTTAAATGCAGCAGATGCTGATGGTTATAGAACATATATTAATGGTGATGAATTATATTTAAGAGCAGGCGTAAATTCTACTACAGGACAAGTAGTAGTTAGAACAACTGGAACAACTTTTGCAGGAGAGATAATAGGTAATACAATTAAACCAAACTCTGCTGATTTAGATATTAAATTAGTATCAACAAGTCAAGATTTAAGAATATATGATGGTAACAACGCTGTAACAGCTAGAATAAAAGGTAATGGAACTGGGGCAATTTTTGCAGGAGCAGTAACAGCTACATCAGTTAAAGCAACTGATTTCATGAATGTGATGGCTGATGATGCAGAAATATATTGGACTATAGCTGCTAATAACGATTATTGGAGATGGAGAAGAGATGCTAGTGATAATTTTATTTTAGATCATTATGATGGCAGTTCTACAGGCACTGCTTTAACTTTTGATGGTTCTCAAAATGCAACTTTTGGAGGGACAGTAAGAGCTGAAGATAGGTTTGATTTATATGATGGCTCTCACGTTTATCAATTAAGAAATTCAAGTGGTGCTTTTGATATACGTAATGGTAATTCTGGTGTAATACCTTTAGCAATAGACTCTTCTTCAAATGTAACTTTTGCAGGGACAGTTACTTTTAATGATCATACTTTATACGGGGATCAAGTTAAAGCAAGGTTTGGAGCAGGTGGTGATCTTGAAATATATCATGATGCTTCAAGTTCTTTTATAAACAACAACACGGGGCATTTATATATAAGAAACTACGCAGATGATAGCGACATATATTTTCAAAGTGATAATGGTTCTGGTGCTTTAGCTAATTATTTCTATATAGATGGTGGAATAGGAGAAACAGTATTTGCTAGAAACACACAGCACTTAGATAGTGTATATGCTCAGTTCGGTACAGGTAACGATCTTAAAATATATCATAATGGTACAAATTCATTTATAGAAAATGGTACTGGTTATTTAATGATGCGTTCTGATACTGCTCTTTATCTACGTTCATATACTGGAAATCAACAATATATAACTTGTACAAAAGGTGGATCAGTTGATCTATTCCATAATGATTCTAAGAAACTACACACTCTAAGTACAGGTGTTAATGTTATTGGTGGTATTTCAGCGTCAGCTACTTCATCTATAACTTGTGATGGAACAACTAAGGCTTTGGGTGTCAGTAATGTCGGTACTACTAGCGATCCTACTATGGAGATTAAAACTTCTGGTACAGCTTCTGGTGCATCTTCTCTAGACATTTATCAAGTAAATACTATATATGGTCCATCTGCAATACAGTTTTTCTATGGATCTACATCTTCAACTGCTGTAGGATCTATTAGAGCAGCATCTAGTAGCACAACTTATAATACTTCTTCTGATTATAGATTAAAAGAAAATATAACAGATTTAAGTAATGCTTTAGAAAGAGTAGATAATTTAGAGCCTAAAAGATTTAATTTTAAAAATACACCAGATGTAGTTGTAGATGGTTTCTTAGCACATGAAGCTCAAGAGGTAGTGCCTCAAGCTGTTAGTGGTGAAAAAGATGCAGAAATAGATGGGAAGCCTAGCTATCAAGGAATAGATCATAGTATGATAGTACCATTACTTACTGCTGCTATTAAAGAATTAAAAACACAAAATGAAGAGCTACTAGCGAGGATAGAAGCATTAGAAAATAATTAATTATATTTGCTTTATGGCATTACAAGGATCATATAATTTTAAAGGTATTGACATTAGCGAGGCTTATGTTAAAATCTATCATGTAAACTGGGATACATATTCAAGAGAAGAAACTACTGAGACATCTCCTGCTACTTATAACGAGGATGGTACTATAAAAAAAGAGGCAGTATTTACTACTAGCTGGGTAGATAATTCAAATTGTAATTACTCTGCTAGAGTATATAAAGATGCTGCTGAGAGAGAATCTAATCCTAATAATTGGATAGATACCTTTAGTGGATCTTTTGAAATGGCTGTAAATAGCACAGCCAAGAACTCACTAAAGCAAGCGTATGAAGCGTTAAAAACTTTAGATGCTTATTCGGATTATACAGACGTATAGTATATAAATATCTTTACTTTTTCTTATTTAATTTTAAGTAATTTTTAACTTAAAATTTTAATATTATGCCAACAACTGGAGTTTTTAATGGAACAAGTTTAGTTTTAAAAGTAGCAACTACAAGTGGTGGTACTTACAATGTAGTAGGAAAATGCCAGTCATCTAGTTTATCTGTATCTATGGATTTACCAGAAGCAACTAGCAAAGATTCTGCTGGTTACGTTGAACATATTGCTGGATCTAGGTCAGCCTCGTTGTCGTTTAGTGGGCTGGTTGCCTATGATGATACAGTAGATGTAGACTTTTTCTTAGATTATATGATTGGATCTTCTAATGGTAGATCTAAATTATATGCTAGCTGGTCTACAAATGTAACTGGAGACAAGATCTATACTGCTGCTGTGTATGTATCTAGTATAGAATATACTTCTGATGCAGAAGCACCAGTAACATTTAGTGGTGAATTAGTTGTTACAGGAGCTATAACTACTGCTGCAGTATCATAATTTTTTTTATTAAGACAAATTATTTAGATTTGTTTTATGCAAAAAATTAAAGGTTACTACTCATTAGAATTGGGGGGTAAAGAACGTACCCTCCATTTCTCTATGAATTTTTGGGCAGCTTTGACAGAGGAGTTAGGAGTAAGTTTACAAGAATTAGATAAAGTATTTGGAAATGAAATGGCTCTTAGTAGTGTAAGGGCTATTGTTTATTGTGGGCTATTAGCTTATGATCAAGAGGAAGGTAACGAAATATCTTACAATAAATTTAAAGTAGGATCATGGTTAGACACTATGACTCAAGATCAATTTACAGAAATGATACAGGCATTAACTGAATCTAAAATACTAGGTAATTCTATGAACGCTGGAATCAAAAGAGCTACTGAAAAAAAAAATCAAAAGAAATAACATTTGACGATTTACTAGATTATTATATCGGTCAAATAGGTATTCATCCAAAAGATTTTTGGAAATACACTTTTAAAGAGTGCTATCTATTAGCAGAGAATTTTCATATTGTAAATAATCAAGAGTGGGAAAGGACTCGTTATTTAGCGTGTATGATATACAATATGAACATAACTAAAAAGAATCAATCTAAGAGACCAGATCAATTATTTAAACTACCACAGGATAATATTGATATAGAAGAAAACAAAGTTTCTGATGAGGATTTTGCAGAGTTTGAGAGAAGGGTTAAGGAGGCAGATAAAAAGCAACTGTGGAAGAAAGTTTAAAATGTTATATTTGTAATAAAAAACATGGCAGAACAAAGACTCACCTTTAGATTTGACGGAGATGCAAGTGGCTTTCAGAACGCTATTAAAAAAACAGAAGGATCATTAACAAGGATACAGGGTAAATTAGCAGGTCTAGGATCTTCTTTAAGGAATGTTGGTAGCATGATGACGTTAGGCATTACTGCACCATTAGGATTGCTTGGTAAGTCATTTATTGATGCTGCTTCTGATGCAGAAGAAACTGCAGCAAAATTTACTGCCGTATTTAAAAACTTATCTGCAGATGCTGAGGACTTCGTACAGGCAACTGCAGGTGAGCTAGGCAGATCTACTAATGATCTTAGAAAGTATATGGCTACTTTCCAAGATACATTTGTACCATTAGGTTTTGCTAGAGAAGAGGGTTTAGAAATGTCTAAGGCATTAACTGGCTTGACAATGGACTTAGCTTCATTTAACAATATGGCAGAGCCAGAAGTGTTAGCTGCTTTACAATCTGCTATAGTAGGTAATCATGAAACTATGAGGCAGTTTGGTGTTATTATAAACCAAGCTATGCTAGATCAAGAGCTTCTTAATATGGGTATAGAAGGTGGAGCTAAGGCTGCTACAGAAGCACAGAAAGCACAGGCTAGATTAAATATTATTATTGCTGGTACTGCTGATGCTCAAGGTGATGCTTTAAGAACCTCTGGTAGTTTTGCTAATCAAGTAAGAAGATTAGGTGGTCAGTTTACAGAGTTCTCAGAGGAGCTTGGTAATATATTAATACCTGTAATTAAAAATGTAATTAAATTCTTTGGTGATGTTATTCAGAAATTTAGAGATTTAGATGGTAATACTAAGATATTAATAGTAGCATTAGTAGCTGCAGCAGCAGCATTTGGTCCTATGCTTACTGTACTAGGGATGATTATATCTCCAATAGGTTTAATCATTACAGCTTTTATTGCTCTTGCTAAAACAATACACGATAATTCTGATGTGGTTTTGGAAAACCTAGTAGCAATTATTAATAACTTTATTGATATATATAATCAAAGTATAATTGTAAGAGGAGCAGTACAGGCTTTAATGTTTGTATTTAAAACTGCGTTTAATGTTATTAGGACAGGTGTAGAGACAGTATTAACTTTATTTAAAGGATTAGGTAAAACTATATTAGCTGTTCTTAGAGGCGATCTAGGAGACGTTAAAAGTATTGTTAATGATACACTAGGTAAAGTAGGAGAGGGATTTGATGAAATGGGTAGACAAGTTGGTGAGGATTTTACAAAAGGATTAGCAGAAACTTTAGATGGTCAGTTAGCTCATGTAACTAAAGAAGGGATAC